TCTACGACAACTTCGGCTCGTAAATCAATGCAGCAAACTCACGACAAATACTAATTAACAAATGACAAGTAAAGCCCCTGTTTTATGGGGCTTTGCTTATTTTTGACAATGTGATTTTTAGTGTATTCTCTATCGTCATATTGTTGTTACTTGTCGTCAATTTGTTACTCGTTTGTTACTCTAAATTCAAATTATTACTATCTTCGCGGTAAACTCATTACCCATGACTACTGCAAAGATTAAAGAGCCAGTCAAATTAAGACGCAAACTATTAAAGAATGGGAATATTTCTTTATATCTTGACATTTACCAGTCTGGGCATCGTGTTTATGATTTTTTACATTTATATCTTATCCCAGAACACTCGAATGCTGATAGGATAAAAAATAAAGAGACGCTTAGCTTGGCGAATGCTATAAAATCTGAAAAAATCGTTGAAATGCAGAATCGCTCTCATGGTTTTTCTAATTCAAAGGCGCAGGTTAAGTTACGTTTTATTGATTATCTGCAATCCGAATCGGCACGATACCTGGAAAAGGGAGGGAGGATGTATGCTCAGAGCATCAAGAATTCAATAAATCATCTGGTGGCATACTCTGGGAACAAAATTACATTCAAACAGGTTGACAAGCAATATTTGCAGGGGTATATTGAATACCTTAACAAAGTCCGAGGGCGTGGAGGAAAGTTATTAACTGGCGCAACCAGGGCGCTGTATTTTCAAGTATTATCTACAGCTTTGAATAGGGCTGTCAAAGAGGGGGTTATCGAAAAAAATCCTGCTGATTCCATATCGGCAGAAGACCGTCCAGAAGCCGAAAATAAACCGCGCACGTTTCTTGTGATGGAGGAAATCAAAAAGTTGATTAACACGCCCTGCGAATATGATATGGTTAAAAGGGCATTCTTATTCAGTTGCTTTTGTGGGTTGCGCTTGTCGGACATTCAGAAATTAAGATGGGAAGATATTGAATGGATAGATGACGATAAAAGGCAAGTGCGCGTAATACAGCAAAAAACAGGCACGCCAATTTGGGTGCCCCTTTCTGCAAATGCCTTAAATCAGTTGCCTCAAACAGAATGTGAGACCGGGATTATATTTTCTCTCCCAATGGTATGGGTGATTGAGAAATATTTAGATAAATGGGCTAAAAAAGCGGGCATAAAAAAACATGTGACTTATCATGTGTCGCGTCACACTTTTGCAACATTGCTAATAACTTATAAGACAGATATATACACTGTATCTAAGTTGCTCGGTCATACTAATATCCAAACAACTCAGATATACGCAAAAATCATTGACGAAAAGAAGCGTGAAGCCGTTGATTTAATCCCGGAAATATAACTACATCGTATTCATCAACTCGCATACGACGGCAGCGAATATGGGTGCGCAGCATTCGCTCACTTCGAGCATCGCCATCCAGTATTGGGTGTCATCTTTTTCCATGTCCATTACATTTACAACAGGTGAATTGGTGCACATCTTCCCATAGCGCCTGGTTTATTTCGCCAGTAAGGTATGCTACCTCTTCCCCGGCCATCGGCAGGCCGAGAGTAAGGGCTATATCGTCTACGAGGTGCCGCAGTTCGTGCTCAAAGCTGTTGAGAAATTCCCACGGCGAGGAGTGCATCCCTATTACGATGACACTTTGCCGATGCTCCTTGTTGGAGTAGGTGAATCCCGTATCCATTTCACACTTTTCCATATTCCCCTGTACGCGATGAAGAACCGTATCGGGGCATCCGATGTCGGTAAGGGACTTGAGTATTTCGCCCGTATAGTAGCACGTCACGGCATAATATATGCGCAACGTCCAACCATACTTGTGAATACTCAAGTCCCGAATCTTCATTTTTCCTCCCTTTTTCCGTACTTGCGCCAGTTTCGCGCCAGCCTTCTGCGTTGTGCCCGGTTGAAGCGCTTGTTCTCGAATACGTCGTTCACCGCCCCGGCTAGTTCCTGGTACTTGTCGGCAGGCAGGTTACGGACGAGCGTTGCGATATTTTTCATCGATTTCGTCGTTGTCGTTTGTGAATTCGCTGATCTGGGGATATTCTTCCATGGCTACATCATCTCTTCCCACAGGATGGGTGTTCCCGAGCCGATGGTATCGGCATAGTAACGTGTAAATGGCAAGCCGTCGTATCCGTCTTCATCGTCGATATAGTCACGTATGAACATCGCCAGGTATTGTGGATTGGGTATCGACGACCCGAAATAGTCCGCCAATGCCATGTTGCAGACGTACACGCAATCATAGCCCTTGTCCTTTTTGAGTTCGATGCCGTACTGCTTGAGCAGCGCATCCACCTTATCCTTAGAATAGGGCTCGATCTTCTTGCCGTTCCTGTCCTTCATGCGGGAAACGGCGAATTCGCACATCTTCTTTGAAAAGTGCCAACCGTAATTTTCGAGATATTCCCGGAACCCTGCCGGGAAGTTTTCATGTGTATCTAACCTGTCCATATTTTTCGATTTAAAATAGGAGAGGGCACTGCGGCCCCCTCCCTCCGGTTTACCGCCTGCGATACCGCGAATAGGGGCCTGTACCCCTTACGCCACGGCGTTCGCCGTAGGCGTCGTCATACTCATACCCGCCGCGGTCATACTCGCCACGTTCGCCGTAGCCGCCACCTTGTCCGTAGCCGCCACGCTCACCGTATCCGCCACGGCCTTCACGCCGGCCTTCTTCAAAGCCTTCTTCGTAGGCGCGTCGGAGCTCTCGCTCCATCTCCTCTTCGTGGCCGCCGAAGCCGCCACGGCCTTCACCTATGATTCTCCAACCCATAGTTACTTTGTTTTTGCAGGTGGTTCAGACTTGACAAGGCTCCTCAGTTCTTCCGCCGTCGGTATCTGGCTCAGCCGTTCGTTCATGTCAGCGAGCATCTTCCGCAACTCCCGGTTTTCGGCTTCGAGCTCCTTTGAACGCGCAGCTTCGGGATCGAGCTGCATCAGGATCTCATCGTAGACCTTCAGGTTGGCTTTGTGCCTGTCGAATGATTCCACGATGTCACGGCTTGCCTGCTGTGCCTCCATGATGGTCGGCTTCAACACTTCCCGTGTCGTCGCTACGGTAAGTCCGTCTTTTGAAACGATGTCCGCTTGCATAGGGACGCCCCAGGGCTCGTTGCCCTCTATCGAGATGTTGATGAATTGCGGCATCGGCGAGAATTGCCCGGGCTTTTGGGGCGGGAAATACGGTGCCGATACGTCTTTTACGTTGGCTGTATAAAACTTAGGCTGTTCCCTGTTGTCGAAAACGTAGACTAAGGAGCCTTTTCTCAAGTTCTGAAACATCTTGGTTAATGATTTGTGAAAGATAGGGGAGAAGGAGCCCTCCTCCCCGTCTTTCGGTTAATTGTTTTTTTAATTCAGACGGCACCGGTCATCAATTGCAAAGTATCGGTCTGCTTGTCATACCATATCTGGTATACCCCTGACCCCGGAATATCCGATACTGTAACATTTGCTCCGTTGTACGTCGTCAGATTCTTATTTTGCCCGTTGGTTTCAAACAGCACGGGAAGTGTTCCCGTTGTGCCGGCAGGGATTTCCTGTACCAACTCAACCAGCACGAGTCCCCGGTACCACGAATTTGCAAATGCGTGGTTGGGAAAGGAAAACACAACCCCTGTGGTCTCCACTGTCACGCCTGTAGTTTTTAGTACCGGTATGCCTCTGCGGTTAACATACTGAAATGGGAATACTGCCATATTTTTGTATTTTAAGTTATTATAACTAATTTTACATCGGGATAGGTTGGAGTCATGACCAACTGATAAGGGCTTGCCAAACGTCCTTCCCTCTTTTTCTCGTTTGGCACCACTAAATTGTTTGGCAATGACAAATCGGGAATTTATAGAGAGAATTGCTCTCGAAGGAGAAGAATGGCGTATTATTGATGGTACGCTCGGCTATTTCGCGGTATCTGATTATGGTAGGGTTTCATCGCTATCCCATCGCGTGAGCGGAGGTAATAACAATAGTTGGACGACTAAACCTCGCATATTAACTCCTCGCCCAAATCGGGGAGGATATTTGAGAGTTAGACTTACATCCCTACACGGAGTAGATAAGACTGAATTAGTCCATAGGCTTGTTGCTAAAGCGTTCATCCCCAATCCTAATAACTATGCATATGTAGACCATATAGATGGGAACCGGACGAACAATGTGGCACGTAATCTTCGTTGGTGTACTCGTTCAATGAACATGCTTAACCCTGTCACAAGAGAGTGTGCAGCAAAAGCACGAAGAATACCCAACAAGAAAAACAGAAAGCCAATTGTCCAGATTAAAAATGGAATATTGGTTGCAAAATATAAAACAGCATCCGAAGCCCATCAATTACACGGATTTCACATCGGAGGAATATATGAATGCATTCGAAAACCAACTCGCACATTGAAAGGATTTCATTGGCGCTGGCTTTCGGATTGGGAAGCCTCTTATCAGTAAGTCAAAGAACATTTCACCTATCGGCGAATAATAGCATTATCCCCAAAATCCGCCGCTCCCCCCAAAGCCAAACCCTGCACCATATCCGAGACCATATTGTGCGGCAATACACGTAGGCACACCGACAATAGGCGAATAGGGCACGGTAGCCGTTTCGGGCAGCTTGCACTTGATGCTATTCACGTCATTCTGCAAAGCCGCTACAGCGGCGTTCACGGGTGCTACAGCCTGTCCTACAACACCGGCCATGTAGGCGTTTTGGTGTTCGAGGTTGAGCTGCGTGGTCAGCGTGCTGTTCTTTTCGCGCAGGGCATCAATTTTATCCTGCAATGCAGCTGCCTGCATTTGATCCAGTTTGGAAATTATCGCTGTAGTCCCGCTTTGAGAAGTTTCGCGAATTGTGTTTTGTAAATCACAGGTCTGACGTTGTGTTTCATAGGCAACGCTACTGAATCCGCGCTCCATGCCCACATTGACGCCATTGATGGCCTGCTTCATATCGCAGCAGCACGCGGCGATCTGGTTGCCGATTTGGCATCCCATCGACTGTACAGCGTTGATGATCTGCTGGCTTGACATGCCGAGGGTGCCCTGGATGTTGCACAGCGTGTTCTGAATCTGCTGCGTAGAGCAGTTGAGCAACGATGCCAGCTGATTGATGGCTGCGCCGTTCCCTTGGATTGCGTTCATAAGAAGTTCCCGTCCGGCGTCACCGTTGAGCTGCGCAGGAAGGCCATTGGCGTTGTTACCGCCGAAGCCGTTGCCACCAAAGCCGCCCCAGCAGAAGAACAGCAGGATGATCCAGATCCACCAGCACCCGTCACCGCCCCATGCACCACGGTTGTTGTTACCGTTCATGAGTGCCGCTACGAGGTTGGGATCCATGCCCTTGTTGCCCATCATTGACGAGACGAGAGCCGCGATGTCAAGGCCGCCACCCGAGCCGCCTCCATCGAAAATATAAGTTTTATCCGAACCCATTTTTAATAATTATTGAATGATTGCCGCCCCTGTCAAGGCCGGGCGTTCACCTGTTGCAACATTGCAAAGGTGGCTGCGGGCGGCAGGCATATCAATTCATTGGGGCGCAGATGGGAGGCAACTTCTTCGCAATAAGTTCGCACTGTATTTCGAATATAGGGTGGCTGTATCGCTTGCGTTCATCGAACCCGGCGACCATCTTCTCTATGGCGCGTCGGGAGAACCGCATCATCCGGGCGATGTCGGTGGTGTACATGCCGTTTTTATGGCAGAAGTGTACGAGCATGTAGCGCGCATCGACCACATCTTGAAATTTATCCTTCGAAAGGATTTGTTCCTTAGCTATTTCAGTTTCAAATGCAACACATTCGAGTATTTGTGCAAAAAGCTCTGATTTACGCATATACTTTCCCGATTTTTTATTATAAATTTGTTATACCACTATACAAAAAGCCAACACACCGATTCAAGGAATAAGTCCTCAATGTGGTGCGTTGGCACAATCGTATAGTGGTATATGCGGGAAAGCGTTGGGGACTTTTTTATGCCCGTACCCCAAGGCCCGTTATTCGGTTACAACCGATGGGAAGTCATCCCAGTATATGTAAATCATCTCTTCCATTGCGCGTAGTGTTTTCGTATTTCAAGGTATTCAGGGTTATCTTCATGGGCATATGCTTCCTGTTCGAAAGTTATCCTTCGGTACTTGAAGCCGTGAAATACCCAATCCAATAGGTAGACGATGTAGAAGGGCACATATAACAGTTCTCTCATCTGTGCGGTGTGTATCGCTTCGTGGTTTTTATTTTTATCCGACAACGGGCGGGCGGACTTGCGGGCAAATACGATCCCGAACAGATTGATAGCCTTGTATCCCTTGAAGGGGATGATGTCGTTATAAATTATCTTCATACCTGTCAGAATTGCCATAAAATAACACCTACTCCTACGCCGACCGTAGGCTGGAACCCTTGCGGCGTGTACGCCGCCCCGATCCCGGCAGTCAGGGCGAAGCGGCTCCGCCGGGTGACTACCTGCTGTCGGGTGGTAGTGCAGTTGTATGTTTCTATCCAGTCGAGCGTCGGCCGCAGGTTGCCGATCCGGGGCCCGCTGACCTGTGCCCGGTAGGTGCTGTCCGAGTAGGGGCGTGTTTCCATTGCCACCTTCATCTGCACGCTGTCTGCCCCGACTTTCACAACGACGGTCTCCGTTACCGTGTCGGGCGGCGCGAAGAGCAGCACCGGCACCGAGATGTCGGCGAAGCGGTACGTGCCGGGCAGCGGTTCCGGTCTCGGGTAGAACACCGTGTCGATACGCGTCGTTTCTTCGACAACCACCGACGCGGCGCCCCTGCGGTATCCCCAGCCGAAGAGCAGGGCCCCGGCCGAAAGGGTGGCGAGCAGGTAGAGAATCAGGCGTTTCATGCTTTTACAAACAACTCCCACCCGGCCTGCACGTCGAGCATCTTGGCCTCGACGCCGTTCTCTACGAACGACATGGCCGCAACGATGGGAACCATCACGTCGCGGTTGGTCGTGGTGATCCGGCTGTCGGCGGGCACCCCCGATCTTTCCGCCACGGTGCGGACATAGGCGTCCGTGTGGTTCTCCTCCGACGGGGCCCAGCGGCCGATCATCTTGCGGATCGTGTCCAGCCCGTAGTTACGCTGGTAGTTGTTCAACAGCTTGAAGGCAGCTCGATAGCCGTATGCCACCGTCGTAAACTGCGCGAAACGCTTGTCTTTCGACGGCACGACCTCGCCCTGCCAGGGATTGCCGCCCCGTGTCTTCTCGATGTTGAGCGGGTTGTTGTTTCTGAGCCCTCGTGTCATTGCGCGATGTGTTTAGTGTACAGGATATGCCCGACCCATCCGGCCATAGCACAAACAACCCCCACGAGGATGTAACGCGGGAATACGATTCCGAGCACTACGGCCACGGCCGCAACGATGCTCCATACGATCCATTTCTTTTTCATTTGTCCTTTTGTTTTTGTTTGTAGTTTTCCAAATAGGGAATCTTTTTAATCATCTCGAACGAGAGCACATAGTACAGGAAGTCGATGTATCGGTTCTTCGGGAATATGCGGTTCAGGTTCTTGAGGATGTTGACCCCGTAGAAATATATCAGGGCATATACTGCGAGCGAGATCGCCGACATCGCCCCGTCGTGGTTGTCGATGTTGTCCCCGACGAGCAGTATCATGGCCATCAGTCCCGATATTACCGCAGCCTCGGATATGCACTTGAAAGCCTTGCGGAATATGAATCCTTCGTGCTGCACGAGCACGCCGGCGAACAGGCCCGTGAAAAAGTTCGCGGCGAATATAATCATGCAGGCCGTCAGTATGTCGTGTATCGGGGCTATGGCGTTAAACATGTACACCAGGGCGCCTATCGACACCTGCCATACTTTCTCGCATAACCTTTCTATAAACCTCCACAATTCCTCCATAGGATATATTCTATTGTTCGGTCAGCACGTCTGCCTGCGCCTCGGGCGCCGCTTCCGACTTCTCCAATTCTGCGATCCTCTGTTCAAGCCGTTGCAGCACCGCGGCTAAAGTTTCCCCTTCGGAAACAAGCACGGCTTCGGCTACGGTTACGGGATAGAACGGCTCGCCGTTGGGCTTGTTGGTCATATACATCTTCATTGCTCAATATTTTGAAAGTCCATAACCGTTTCTTCGGCGGCCAGCTCTTCGGCACGCCGGGCCCTCAGCTCCGCAAGGGTCTTTTCGTTCGCGTTGTACTCCGCGTTGGCCGCTTCGTACTCCTCATAATCCAGGGGATAGGTAGCCCGGAAGTCAAGGCCGGACTTGATGCATTTGGCCGCCCTGTCGTCGGATTTGGCCATGACCGCCCGTAATTCGAGCTGCCGTGATTCGAGGATGTCGATCTGTCGTTGTGTTTCCATGGTTCAGATAATTATAAGGCGCAGACCGGGCGGGCAGCGAATTTATAGCACTTGCCTGTATAGCCCAGAGTGCCGTTCTGTCCGCTATAAATGTAGATGTAACTCTCCTGCATCTCGCATGGAGTATGGACACGATAATTATAACCATAGCACATGGTAGCTTTCAAGCGTAAGAGGGTACGGTTTACGGGGTCTTTCTCCACGTCAGCGACGAAACGCACCCTGTCGTGCATCAGCAGGTAGACCTCTTCCGACGACGGCAGCCACCATGCACCCGCCTCCAGTCCCGTCGTCATCCCTTCCACGGTGATGCCGAAGTCGAGAGCGGCCGCAGCGGCTGGGTAGCGGTACTGTGTCTTACCATAAATGTCCTCGAAGGTAAGCCGTCCGATCAGGTTCGTGTTGATCTTGCCATCCTGCAACATCGTCCCGAACGCCGTAGGATATTGTACCATGTGCTCGGCGAACAGGTAGTCCTTGTAGGTGGGATACACGGCAACCAGATCGGGGTTGTCGGCCTCGGTGAAAACGCTCTCCCGAATGACTATGCCGCTTCCCGGCTTTTGTCCTGTGGCTGCCTGGCCTCTCTCCGAATAATATTCCGCGAACTGGTCGAGGACACCACCTGCCATATTTGAACTCACACCATTCTTGCGGCGAATTTCTTCTCTGGTTCCTTTGATAAGTATCCCCGTGAGTGTTGTCTGATAGCTCACGTTCTCCCGAGGATAGGTGATTTGGCAGCCATTCGTAACGTCGATAAGCACATAATTGGGCGACCACGTGTTTGTCGACATGACAATTCGTCCCCCTGCTTCATCGGCAGAGGCTGTCCAGCCATAAGTGGTTCTGATTTTTTCGTCCGCATTGATCTGCGCGGCGATATCCGCGAGCGTCGCACCCGGGGCATAAGTGAATGCGTGGTCGGTATTATAGATACGAAGCGTGAAGGTTCCCCCCGTAGACAGTTCGAAGCCAGATAGGGCGACCTCGTAAGAGTACGCCCAGTAAACGCTGCTTGCCGCATTGCGAAGCGACACGATCAGCACCCGCCCGCCCTGCCGGGCATAGACCACGGCCACCGGGACAAGCTGCGGCGGCAGCTGCTCTGCAACAAGCGTCGCACCCTTGACGAAGCGGATAGTTCCCGTGGTCTTGTCGAAGACCGCAAGGTCACCAACCCCGGCGGCCGGCTTGTCCACTACGACGTTCACGCCGTCGTAGATGAGCGCCCCGTCGTCCTCGATGTAGGATACCGCCGACTGTGTGTCCTTGCGATTCTTGTCGGCCGTGTAACCCGCCTTGTTGGCGTATTTGTTGACTTGTGACATGTTGTATGTAGTTTAAGCGTTCTTCCAGTCCGACACCGCGCCGTTACCCACGGAGTGGTAGACCGCGTTGTTCTTCGTATCGACATAGAACTGCCCTGCGCGGTCGGGGGCTTTCGCCGGCGCGCCCTCGCCCGTGACGACCAGGTTGTTGTCGCCCCAGACGCCCAGCTTCTTCACCTGCAATTCCGGGATCAGCACTTTGCCCGAGAGCACTCCCACGAGTAGCCCTTCGAGGTGCGTCACGCGCGCTTCGAGCGTGCAGTCCGAGTGCGCGATAACCGAAATTTCGCTGAACGAAGCATCCGACCACGGCGTGAGCTTGTGCCTGGACAAGAAGTCGGCATCGGTGATCTCCGGCCCCGTCGTGTAGTAGGTGTTGCCCAGCAGCGTGACGTCGACCTGTGTGAAGGGAGCGCCGCCCTCCACGTCGGGCATGTAGAGCGATTTGGTTCCGTCGAGCGACAGCAGGCGGCAGCCGATGATCTCGACGGCCATATTTTTCGCCGCAGCATCGGTGCTTGCGTGGATGGTGGCCGCGCCCGTCGAAGTGCCTACGTGCGTGTCGCTGACGCACTCGCAGCCGTCTAACCGAATGGTCTGGTTGTCGGCAAGGCCCGCGCCGACGGGTGAATGGCACGTACTGAAGAGTTTGCAGTTCCGTACCGTCGTGAAATATCGCTCAGATGCGGCAAAGACCGAATCGATATGTATGCAGTAGCAGGCTTGGTGACCGCCGGCGCTGGCGTCCGTATAACTCTCGTCGTTCAGGCAGTTGACGGTCATGTTGGCGATGGTGCATTCGCCGCCCGCCTCGATGATCTTGGCGCGGTTCACGGAGTTGTTCTCATACGAGACGATGACGCCGTCGCGGCTCTCGCCGATAAGCGATATGCGGTTCGCCCCCTTGTTGATGATCGCATACGGGTAACCCATCGCCACATTCTTCGGGGCCTCGTGATCGTAAAGGCCGTTGCGGATAAACACCGTAACCGCGTTGTTCACGACATCGAAGGCGTCCCTTGCGAAGTCGCACGCCTGCGCGACCGAGAAGAAATGCCCCGTCCCGCCCTCGTCCACGGTGAAGGAGTCCGTGTCGAAGTTTTTCAGCGTGGCCCGGCTCTCGGCATCGCACCATGCGTCATAGTTATTGAGCGTGACGATCAAATCCTCGATGGTGACCTTCTGGCCGATATTGGTGGCTGCGGATATGCTGGTGCCCACATTCAGCCCTCCCGCTACCGACGCCGCCTTGCCGCGGTAGTAGATTTCGTAGGTGCGGTCTGCCTTGAGGACGAACCAGCGGCCCCGCTGGTCGAGATTGTCCGAATAGGTAATGATCCGCAAAGAGCACTCTTTGTCCACGCGCAGCTTCATGCGCACGAAAATAAAGTCCGAAGCTGCGACCGGGATGCGGCTGGTCAGGGAGAAGTTCGACGTCACGCCTGACTGCGTAGGCGTAACGACCATGCTCCGATCCGTGATGTCCGAGCCCGTATTGTTATAATAGCTCTTCGTAAAGTCCTTGAGGATGTAGGCTACGTGGTCTTTGTAGCCTAATTCAGTATTCAATTCTTCCGAAGTCACATATCCGGAATCATTTTCCAGTTCGGACAGTTTCGTGGGAAGCTCCGTGCGGTCGGCCTTGCCCTGGATCATCTCCTGCAATGCCAGTGTCAACTTGTCCCAGGATACGGTGTTGTTGAGCAGGGAGGCGCGGATTTCGGAGCCTTCGACCGTAACCTGTATCTCGGAACCGATAGAGCCGACATATACTTTCACGAAGTCAGAAACCGGGATGGAGGATATGGAGCCGTCGGCATTTACGAACTCGATAGATTGGGTATCCTCGTTGTAATGCAGCCCCATCATCTCGATAGGCAGGTCGATGATGAACTTGGCACCGCCCTTTGTCGTGAAGGTCAGCTCGTAGGTTTTGTCGTTGAACTCCGGCAGTCCTACGCAGGTGTTGAGCAGCTCCCGGATGTCGGGATGCGCCGTGGGGGAGGTGTTGTGCCGCTCGATCTGGCCGCTGACGTCCGGGGTGGGAATTTCTGAGATCGCCTTGTCCGTATAGTTTTTGGCCTCGGTCAGTGTCTGCGCATCCCCGCCGGATATGTTGCTGTTGAGCTCCTCGGACATGGCGTCAAACACATCGCTGACATTATTCCATAGTTCTGTCGTCTTGGTGTCCGTGTACGACTTTGCTTTAGCCAGTGCGCCCGCCGCAGCCTCCGTCAGTTCCTGCTTGGACGCTTTGTCGGACAACTCCTTCCTTATCTCCGTGTCGTCGTAGTTGGAGAGCCCGGCCAGCTTCTCCTTCTCCTGGTCAGTGTAGTCGTTCGTCGAAAGCCCTTTGCCTTCTTCCTTGTCGACTTTTGCGGCAAGGGCTTTTGTTGTAGCATCCTGCGACATGGCAATATACTGGCTGTCGCCAGTACTTTGTGCCAAATTCAGCGAAGCCCGCAGGTTCGGGGTGAGATATGACCCAGTTTCGTTTGTTATCCGCAGGATATAACTGTCGTCACTGTTCTCCTCGACTTCGATAGAGGGGGAAAACCCTTTGAGCATCTGCAACAGCGCCACAATAATTTCTGCGGGGAGTTCCGTTTCATCGCTTTTCCCCGGCCATAATTCTACAGTCTCGACACCCGGGATTTCAATATCCATTTTCCCGTCAGGAAATTCGTTATCGGGAATATCCATGTCGAGAATGTAACCCAATGTCCCGCACCCGAGCCTATGATGATCGAAAAACACTATTGCCGCACCCGGGAGCGTGTCGACGGGCTTGCAATTGATGTAATTTTCTCCATCGAATGACGCTACGTATTTGTCGACTGTATGTGTCGACGGGGTGCTGAATGTAATACGCCACGGATAATCGGGCAGTTTATCCGAGTTGAAGCGGATAATAAGCCTGAAATCACTATGGTAATTTATGTGTGTAACATTCTCCACGTTACAGGTGTTTGGCGTCATTATTCTTTGGCGGGAATCATTACCGACGTGGTGGCATAGCTGTCGTAATCCTTGCCCAAACTCGCAAATTGGTCTCTGTTGTCCAGGTTTTGATGTATCCACCATTCTGCCGCTTCTGCGGTCATGTTCGCATTGGTTATGACCTTACCTTTGTAGCGAAATGCTCCTTGTTTGAGGACATATCCGCCATTATCTGTGTTGTCCTGTTTCATCTTGATTAAAATGTGCGTTATCGCGTCTTTGTACTTGTTCGGGCAGTTTTGGGAAAAACTGCCAGCGAACGATTTCCCGGTTACCATCTCGTAATGGGATTCTATCGTCCGCTTATCCGAAGCGGTGAGAGAGGCGTTTAACCTCTCCCTGTACCATACTTCGGGATTCATCACGAGGCGGGCGACAAAAGCGAATCAAGTGCCGCCTTCGTAGTCTCGTAGTCCGTCGAGAAGAAGAATATTTGCGGGGTTTTGGCGCCTTCTTCGATCATGTCGACAGTCCAGCCTCCCTGCGTGTCGTCACTGTACTTGTCAAGGGTTGCGTTCTGCCCGACGGCGCCCTGCTCCCAGCCTATGACGGCGAATGCCTGCTCGCCATTCGCTCCCTTGTTGTTGTTCTCGTAGATGATGACGTACTTGTTCTGCTTGAGTGCGGATACATTGAGGGCGTTCGTCGGAGAATCCGCCAGCATGACGATAGGGATGGTCTTGTTAAAGGACATTCCGATTGTGGCGTTCTGATCCTCGTATGTGAGGCCGCTGAAAGGTGTGTTTGAGGGAGCCGAAGCAGTGTATGCCTTCTTTCCGGTTCTGAGGACGAGGGTGCTGATTACGTTTCCCGCAATCTTCGATGCCTTACGGTCGATGTCCTCTTTTTTGATGATGTAAACGATCTTCTCGACACCCTTGCCGTAATCGTCGTTACAGTCATTCAGGATGTTCGCGCCAAGGTTCTCGGCGCATGCGTTTTGTTCTGCCATTTTTCAGCCTATTTAGTTTTACAAAAAGTCACTAATAGAGCTTTATGGCCGCCGACAGATATGTTGGATGTACGCGTCATTTCGTTTTGTCGTCTGTTGCTTACCTCACCATAAGCTCTGATGCAAATATGCCTGTGTGCATTTAAATAACAATGGGGCACACTATTTTTTTCTACCCAATTTTGCAAGATTGGCTGCTACCTTCACCCGTCTCTGTCCGTTGTCAATGTCTTTTACGAGGACGATAGGAGACGGGAGGTTGAGCAGCACCCGTTCCATCATTTGTTCCATGCCCCTCATTCCGTCTCCGCGTTGGGGTAAATTGGATACCTGGATGGCATTACCCCCACTGGAAACATTCATAGCCGACAATACGGCTCCCCAATCATTCACGGCCTGGGCGGTCATAATGGCCTCGCCATTCGATACCCGAGCAACAATGCTATCGGATGTACCAGTACCGGGCCCTGTAATAAGACCGCCGGATGCGTATTTAGGAACTTCCGTAGATTTAGTAGAGGACAATGCACTGGCTATTGCTGCGACAATGGCAGCGACGCTTGCTGCGGTGGCTATTATATTTGCCGGGAATGGAAGAGCGGCATTCCCTTCCCATGCTTTTGCAATAGCTACAGATTCAGATAATACAACTTGCATGACAGCCATAGCCTTGGCAAATGCAGCATATTTTTCACTTTCCCCACCAAGTTGTTCGAATACATTGGCAAGGTTTCCTGCTGTTTGTGCGGCGAGGCTTAAACTTTTGTGTGTCGTTTCTATCTGAATGTTTGCTACATTTTCCTCCGCTTTTTGAAGATCCATACGTGCTTTAATTCGTATTGCCTGTATTTCTGCGTCGGTCTTGCCTGCAGCCCGATAAACACCTTCCAATCGCTCTATTTGTGCAATTTGCTCTTTGTATATGTTTACCATCTCCATCGCTGCACCTAAATCATTGTCGATTAGATGGGCTTCGCTGATTCTGTTTCTATACTCCAGCTCTTGCTCTTCAAGTTGTTTCCTCAAGTTGCCGGATATTTCACTATCCGTTTTTTGTAGCGCCTTATCTAATTCGGACTCCATCTTAGACACCTCCCGTCCCAAGGCAACTCGCCAGTCTGCCAGTAATTTCGTACGCTTTTTTGCCATTTTACTGTAAAATTCATCAATCCATCTTGCAGATTGTTCGATTGATGTTTCTGACGATTCATCCACCCCTTTTTGAGTATTCTGGAAGGTCAGAAGGTTGTCAGTAGCGACTTTAACCAGCTTGTTGTTTGCTGCATCGAGGTTGTCTATGTATTCTTGGTAACTATTGCTATTGTCACGAACTTCGTTATATAAATCTTCGTTCATTTTCTTTAACTCGGAATCGACCTCCTTACGCAGCGTGTATGCCGCCTTGGCATAACTTTCGAGCATTTTATCGTCGGCGCCCTCTGCTTTAAGTCTGTTATAATCCGCCATTACACGGGTCAGATTTTGATACGCCTGGATCTGCTCTATGGTATTCTTCTTCTCCAGGTTAGTCACGATTTGGTTTTGCGCGGCTTCTGCTTGCGCTTTTGCCATGATATTTCGGACGAGCATTTCGTAGGTTTTGCTCAGTTCTCCGGCTAATATCTTCTCCTGAGACATATTCCCGAAGTAGGCAGGATATTGTTTCTGCAACTCTTTTACGGCATTTAGCCTGTCTTTGTAGGCCAATGCCGTATTCTGGGTCGCATTGTAGAGTATTTGTAAGTTCACCACCTCTGCCTGAGCAGCATTTCTACCTTCCAATTGGGCTGCATTTAGTTGCCTTTGCGCATATTCGGTTGCTGCGATAGCCTCTTTGGCTGAGAATAGACTTTTAACCCACGACCCTATCTCCTTGCCATATGCTGTAAGCAATGTGATGATTAAAACGAGAGCTGTTTGCCACGAGAAGACAGATGATATTACTTGTCTGAATACAGGTATTGTCGCCTTTCCTTCGGAGCGTAATGCTTTGTTTGCTGCAGTAGCGCGTTTCAGTTCATCAACGAACATCGGCACGTTGTTGGATATGGCCAAGAAAAACTGCTGCAAAGACACGGTAAGCGACGGCATTTCTCTTGCGAGTTGTTGCACTTGAAAGGTAAGAGGAGAGAATCCTTTAGCAGCACTTGCATAGTTACCGACGTTGTCCCGGAAGTTAAGTAATGCCGTATTTGCCTCGTTAAGCTCCGTTTGTAGTCCGGCTATCTTTTTGGCGAGATCGGTGCCCTTGGCGGCATTGCGCTCCTCGCGGCTCATTTTGTTATATGCTGCCGTTAGCTTGGCGATGCTGCCTCTGAGTTGTTCGATGCTTCCTTCTTGCTTAACTTCCTCTTTGATATTGGCCTGCATTTCTCGGGTATATGCGGCCATTTCTGTGCGCAAGGCTTTGATAATCTGCGTCTGTTTGGCAATGCCTGTGGCATTCCCCTCTTTTTTGAATTCTTGCAGTTTGGTTTTTGCATCATCAATAGCATCGGATGCTGCCACCCAGCCCTGCACCAGCTCCGAATACTTGAACTGGATGTTAATAATTTTGTCTATCGTATCTTGCTGTGCCATATGCCTCTATATGGTTAAGTGGTTAATGAAATCTTATGGTTCCTGCGAGACCTCGACATCGTAGGCCGTGATCTCGCTCGCTTCTATGTTGACCCACTGCATCGAGATTGTCCCCGTGCGCCGGCCGCCCGTATCGGCCCAGCGTTCCAGCTTGCTGTCGCCCGACGGAAGGATATACGAGGCCGTAACCTCGTCGGCCGCAAGCGGCGCGCCTTCGTCGTCCGTCACCATGAGGTGAAGTTTCAACGGGCGGCTCGCAGCAGGCTCGGGCTCTGCGGGGGCTTGCTGGACGGTAATTGTCCTTATGATAGCAGGTGCTTCTTTAAGGGATGCGATCAAATTTCCGGAGCGAGAACTTGTTGTGGTGTTCTCCTTGCACCCTATGGAAAGGATCCCGTGTGCGAAAGCAATGTTTTCAAACATCCCTGACTGCGAAGATATTTGAAGCGTGCCATTTGTCTGATAGGTGAATACCGTAACGGTCTTATTGCTGCCTACAGCCCGACTGATGTCCGAAGCCGAACCGTTGATGGTCAGATAATAGTCCGGGACAACAACTTCTTTTATAGCCTGCAACTGGATCAGCTGGCACTCGCATATGCCGTTTTCGCCTGTTTCTACCGAATACAGGCCATATGTCTGCCCGAATTGACCTATGTATATGGGCTTTGTATAATCAAGGTTATGCAGATCTATGGCTGTTAACTTGGCCTTTACTGTTATCAGACGCAGTTTGTCCACGGCTTTTTGGTATCCGTTGTATTTCTTTGCGACGATCCCGTTCTCACCACCAAAGCGCATATTTTCTCCGAAATATCCGAACCAGTATAACCCCGTGCTCGTATCGTCGATGATGGCTTGCAGGATTCGCGCCGAGGGTTCGTTGTAGTCTACTGTTTTCCCGTCGTCGGATGTCGTATACATAGGAATGCGGGCACACAGCGCATTGGCATCCGATGCAAGTGGGGCATTTTCGGACGCTGAGAATGGAAGCTCCACGAGTTCGTTCTCCTTGTCGATGTTAACATTCTCGATCCGTATTTCCCCGGCGGTGTCCGTGATCACATCGTCGTCGTTGTCATAATCGAGCGTGTTTTTCTGTGCCAGGTCATCGAGCGAAAATATGGAAGATTCCGGGCGGCTGACATCATGCCGATCATTAAGGATGACTTTGCGGCTCCAGTCTATTGTGCCTCCGTTTGTGAGTTTGGCGTAAATGTCATCTACGCTTATGAGTTTGATTGTATCCGGGGCGTCCTTATCCGGGTATGCGAACAGCCCGGCCATAGACATCAGAGCCGAGAGGAAATCTCCCTGCGAAATGTCCGGAAGATTTACCCCGATAGGATATTCGGATGGGAATATCATTTCAATATCCCCCCATAACTTTACAGACCAATTCAAAATAATATCATGCGCTCCATCCGATTGCACATTGTAAAAGTCCTTGAGTTGAATAGATATGTTGCTTATGCTATCGGTGTTTATTTCGTATTCTTTCGGAAAATCTTTTGTGTAAAATGTATATACCGCAGAGGTCATTCCCGAAGTTATTGTTATTGGAGCACTTGATATTTTTAAAATATCCTTACCGCCTCCCTTAACTATAACATGTATTTGTTCTTTTAAACGCCAAGAAGCCCCACTCACCCTGCACGTCACGTTGAAAGTATCTCCTGTCGTATTCGGATTTATACTTAAAAACATATGACTAGCTCCAAGTGTCTGAAATTCTGCCGTCCCATTCATACTGGGATTCGATGGGTCGTATGGCATATATATATTTTTCGGATCGTGGACTATATAATTATTTAAGTTTGATTCAAATGATGTCCGATTCCCTCTTCCATCAGATACGATCCTTGATGCTTCAAAATAATCTACTGCGCCTGAAATGTCGTCGCCGTTTTTTGACACCAAAGGAAGCAATAAAGGATACGTAAGTCCCCCATACAGTCTTTCTTTGCCGTCGATGGTGATGCCATTGTACCGCTCAATAGCCGTAAGTACATCTTGTACTTCGATAGACGGATGCATGTATTCGGGGTTGGCGATACCTTGCCCGAAATCAATGCCGAAGAATCCCATCTGCGGCCTCTCATATCCATACTCCAAGAGTGCCGATGCGCTGTTCCATGGTATCGACCCTATGTTCATGGAATAGAGCGTTTGTGCCAGGTCGCGCAAATTTGCATCGAACAGGGGCTGGAAGTTGTCGACATTTCCCCACGTAAGAACCACACTTATTACGTCCGAAATCTCCGTAATAACGGCGTATCCGGATGTGAACAGCGGTACTCCTTCCTGATACAATCTTGCCGGAAGCTTCACATAGGGTGCATCCGTATAGATGTCGGTGCGTTCCGCATAGCCTATGGCCTTGCGGTTCTTCGGCGTCAGCGGTAAGTCTATATTGTACGACCTATTGGACTGTATGATGTCCAGTCCTGAAAATATCGGGCTTTGATATACCAAGGATATATAGTTGTCGCTGGACAGATCGCACAGGATGTCGTTTATGTATAGTTCGTAGTAGGTCATACGTTATAGGTCTTATCGGTAATTTCTACGACTAAATCTTTAAAATAAGCGCCGTTATCTTCGGCTTCTCCCTCCTCTATACTACACCGGCGCCATTGCTCCGTTGCGCTGTCGTAGTAGCTTATGTCGCGCCCGGCGAGGATGGATTTACACAGGTCGTATATATCCTGATCCACAAGGCGACTATGCAGCGTGTATGTCTTTGTGAGTATCTTATTTTGGGCTTCATACGGTTGCAGGTTATCATTGAGTAGCGAATAGGCATCCTGAATAGATATTTCGTCCCTCGCCGTCTCTATACTCCACCGATATATGTAAGGGATGCCGCCTTTATCCGTCCATTTGACAAGCATCCCATCGGTACACCTATCTATCTCGATGGGAAATTGAAAGGTGTTGGCAAGGTTGGGGTTATAGACGCTTATCTCAACATACGTATCCCCATCCCATCTTACCGTCGATGGATTGAACTCCGCAAACGGTTTCGAAGACATGCCACTGGTGACGATGACCCCATTCTCTGTTTCCACCTCTATTTGCTCCGTCGTGAGTTTGGGGATAAAGATGTATTGGGTTATGTTGAACCCGGGGTATACCACGATTTTCCTGGCGGAAGGGTAGTTGGTTACATCTCCCGCGGCGGCATTCTGTGCCGAGATAGGGATTATTTCTTTTTCACAGGTGCCGATAAGAATAGTATTGAGCGTGTGAGTGGCTGATCCATCGCCAAACTCAACTATGAGCACCACATTGTTTATGAATGTTGCCGAATAGTCCGCGGCCAGCGATTCCAATATTGCCGTCAAGGGAAAAATAACGGACTTTCCTACTCCCGAGACATTTCTGGATAGGACTATTGATGTTACTCCATATGATATTCGCAGCTTCACTTCTGTGCCGTAGTCCGGATCTATGGCTGTGGCTGTAAATCGCACGAAGGTAGATTTCTCCCGCGTGAAGCATATGTCATTGGGAAAATCTGCGGTACCTCCTGTACCGGACAATGTATATCGGATCATAGTTCTATTGTTGTTTCGAGCATTTCGTATATGGATGTGTCGATCACTTCCGTAATTCTTTTGTCGATGTTATCCACGGTTTGCGGCAACAGGTCTTTAATAATCTCGGTGCCCCCTCCCGAGCGGTACAAGATGCTGCCTTCCTCCCACAGCTTCTTGGCCGCCCAATATGCGTTGATGCTTTTGAATTCCAACCCATAGCGTGCCTCTTTGTCGCGTGCCCATTGCTTTATGTTCTGATAGAAACTTTCGAAGCTTCCGAATTCTTCTTGTGCATTCTGCGGGGAGTTACCCTCGTCTATATTCTTGATGTTATGCCGCCCCACAAACGAGACCGTGAACCCTCCGGCATTGCTTTCCACTTGCGACGCCATACTATCTGCCGTAGCGCCGGTAGTCTCTTCCGGGACATTCAGGGAGTTCACATTTTTACCGCTGTTTGTGCGTTTTGTTTGCAGATTTATTGTCACCTGCTCTTTAAGGGTGCTGAATTCCTCGTTACAGATGGCAACCAGCTTTTCAGGGCTGAAAAAGTTCTCTATCTTCGATATGTCCATCAGCAAACATTGTATGTAAGGACGAGTTTTGCCTCTACACCCGCGGCCAGGGCATCCAGTTTTTCAACCACTCCTTGCAGGCTTTCAACCTGCACCTCTATCCCATTTCGACGCAGGTTGTCGATGAATGAAAACGCCATTTGCTCCATGCGATCCGCAATGGGGGCTGCTTCGGTCTGTGTATCCGGCTCTGGCTTCCCGAGTGCATCGAGAAAGTAAAGCGTTGTCCTACGACGGCGCCTGTTTGTCAGGTTGGTTTCGTATATCGGCTCCTGGAACAGCCGCAGCATTACGGGGTACTCTTTGACGTAATCCAGCAGGTAATTCGCCTCTTTGATCCTGGCATATAGGCATGTGTTGACGCCGCACTCTTTGGCAGCATCTTCGAATATTTTACTGAGGCTCTTTCTCATCGTCTGCGACTTTTGGATGGTTTGGGCTTGTTCATCTGAGCGAGCTTGCGTTGTGCCATGTTTTTGTCCCTCTCGGCTTCATATGCAAGGTATACGGTCGACCACCTCAGGTGCCATACATCGCTTGGCTGAATAGCACCCCCTACAAGCTGGCAGTATCCTAAGCATATTGTACTCATGCCCCGGTTCTTGCGTTGTACTTGTGCGTTTGCTTCTTGTGGCGTCAGGGGCATTTCGAGCTTTTTCCACGCCTTTGCTACGCCTTTGAGTTCGTTTTGTATTTCAATGAAATAGCGATAAGCGCGAATGAATTGTAGTTCGAGCACCTTTTCTCGGGCAATGTCGTATCCTGCTCCCTCCCAGTCAATGCGTTTTGATCCTTTTCCCTTTGGGCTTATTAAACCCAGCATGACGGCCAGAACCTTTACGAAATAATCGTCAGTGGCCTCGATCCTTTCTATGGCGTTCAATTCACCCATCGTTATACCTGCGACGCTTCGGGCCTCGTGCTTCTTCCACCCGAATATGCGACGTTTTTCCTTAACATAGTCAGGCTTGGGTAATGCCGCAATAGATTCGTATATTCGTTTATTGCCGATACCGAATAAGGTGCCGTTCTTTATAATTACTTTCCTGATGGTATCGTTGGGTGATATTTTCATAATCCAAACCTGTTTATCTTTTCAAAAATATCCGACGAATAATCCGGCTTTACGTCTGTTTCGCCGCATAGCGAGCCTGCCAGTTGATGACACTCGTCGACCATCTCGTTCCACAGGGGCACAAGTCTGTACCACGGGGAGGCGGCGCGGCTGTTGTCGGTCATTTTGATTTTTTCGCCTGCCATCGTATTGAAGGCAACATGTTCTCGCAGGTAATAGAAATAGACATACTTAGCGATGGGAGACTGTTTTGTGTCTGTATTTGCTATTTTTGCGGCTATTTCAGGATATTTGTCGATATTCTCAGCCACATATATCCCAAGGAGCATCCGAAGGAATTTAGGCTCATACCTGCGTATGCAACTCTCGACATTCCGTACAATCTCCTGTGCGGCGCCAGTAGGGGTGCATCCGCTTTTGACGTCTATTCCCGCAATATATGTGGGATCCTGTTCGAAGTATGTATAGTCTATAAGCATAAGAAAAAAGGGGAGACGCTTTCCGGCGCCTCCCCGCCTTGTTAGTTGGCAACTTTGGTCTTGTACGTAGCTTTGCCCGATTTCACAAGCGTTTCGGCATGCAAGGGCGACACGTTGTACTCTTTGCCTTTCTCGGGCATATAGATAGACTTGCCTGTGCTTACGATAGTTACCCTCTTGGTGAGGTCGATCTTCTTCATATCTTCCATGTTGTTGTTCGTTTAAGTTAATGACTATGCTGCTGCCTCGGCGGTTTTCTCCAGGGCGGCCTGTACGGTTGCGAAGTCGTCGTAGATGACAGACCCGGCGTCGATGGAGTTCTGGTATGAGTGAAGGCGCATTTCGGCGATCACCGTCACCATGTTGTGGCTGAAATCGTCGCCGTCACGGCCCCATTCCAGCCGCAGCGCGCGGTAGGGACGAACTTTCCAGCGCGAGGAATCCATCAGCAGGAACTTACCCGCGGGAATGTTGGTGGTTTCTACAACGGAGATGTTGCCGATGATCTTGCGCATCTCGTCAGTCAGGTAATGCCCGGCGGTATCTTTCGTTACGTCGAAGATCGCCTTGTCGGTCGGATGAAGGAAGAGAACGTCGGGAGAGAAATGCAGCAGGCGAAGTTGCAGAACGCCAGCGCGCACAACGTCGGCAATGTTGGGCATGGAGATTTTCCCGTTGAGCTCCGTAATGGTATAGCCTGGGGCTTTTGTTGTTACGCCGAGGATCTCGTTCCCGGTGCCGGTTCCTGCGATAACCTTCTCTTCCACGGTCTGCATCAAGTCTTGACGCAGCAGGGTGTTCACCTCCCCGCGGATGAAATCCGCATCTTCGAGGATTTCCGTCGAGAGCTTTGCGCGAACGGCAACCTTCTTTGCCGTAGACGTCTCCTCCTCGTATCCCCAGCTCATAAGGGGCTTGAGAGTTCCTTCGGCGATGAATGCCGAGCCGCCGTCGGGGTCTTTACGGTTGATCCACTTGATTGTCGGGGAACTTGTCGTGCCTTTCTGCAAGCGGGGCAGGATCGCATTGGGCTCGGTAGCCGCTGCTGCAATGCCCGGTACGACTTCGGTGTTGAATGCCGCGATAGGCACAGCGGCCGTCGTGGTCGTCATGGCTGCTGCCTCGGCCTTCATCTCGATCTCGATACTTACCGTGCGGCCGCCCTTTACGGCGTCGATGTTCTCTTTCCCTGAGAAGAATGCCTTGATCTTCTCCTGCGCTTCATTCTCGGAAGAAACGGTGGATTTCTGCATGAGGCTGATGGTGCGCCCTTGCTCTTTGATTATCTCCCGGATCTCGTCGATGGATTTCGTTTGATCGAGAGCGTCTACTTTGTCTTCGATAGCCTTCATTTTGGCCTCGAAGTCTGCTTTGCCGATAAGTCCCGACTTGTATTCATCGAGTATTCCTTTCAGCTCTTTCTTGATGTCGTCGTTCATGTGTGAATTGGTTTAGTTAAACAATGTTTTTCTGACTATTTCGATGATTTCAGTGTCATTCGAAGGTTTGTTGCCCAGGATGTTTAGGGCGCTTTTGAGGCTGTTGCAAAGTGCTTCAATCCTGTTTCCTCCTGCTTCCGAAAGGTCGCATTTGCGCAGGATGTTGTTGAGCTCTTCTTGATAGGCAATGATGTCCTCTACGCTTTGCAAGCCCTTGACGTCAAGAGCTGGGGTGAAGGGATTGCAGCCTGCGAACACGGTGCTGTACTCATACTTGAGCAGCAGCTCTGCGATGTCATCTCCTGCAATAGCATCGTTATGGTTCTTGTTGAGAACCCGGTAGCAGTAGGAGTGTTCGACATCTCGTTTCTCGTCTGCGCAATGCTTATAGTATTCGAATATATCATGCCCAGCTGCCTTGCCGAGTATAAGTTTACTCTCTACGAGGGCGTATTCATCCGTTTCCCATGCTTTTCGAGGCGTCCCAACAACATGATCCAAGTCTTGTTTGTGGTCGATGCAGTGTTTGATCCGGGACATGTCGGCAAAGGATTTGGTGAACGCCCCTTTGCGCACAATGTCTTCTGCGTGATCCTCTTGGTCGAACTTTGATATGGCGATGACAACAACGCCCTGATCGCGTTTGATGTCGTCTATGCTTCCCTTGAATGATTTTATCTTGTCTTCCATATTAGATTTGATATTTTAATAGTTCGCTTCTACCTTCCTCTGGTGTCATTATTCCTAATTGTATGGCAGCTCCGATGTAATTTACTGCGCTGTTCATGCATTCCGCCTGGTCTTTCTTCGAAGGCTGGAACATTTCCAAATGGTCGAAGAACGGCATGAATCCGAATCCCGTAAAGCCATATATCTTATTAAGCACGCGCATGATGTTTTGTGCAGAAGGAATAATGTCATTCACGTAAAACTCAATCTTGGCCTCTCCGAAATTGCTGTAGGTGCTGCCTTCTACGTCGAGCAGAATGCTGGGCACCTGGTATGTATAAGCGATGTCTTTCTTGCAGTTGCGCTGAATGTCTGTAAGTCCGAGGTCGGAGATAGTGGACGATACGGGGACAAAGGATGCCTTGTATGACGTAATGGCGATCTTGCATTTGTTGCGCATGATCCCGTATTTGTCCAATTGCTCACGGAGCGCTTCCTTGTCCTCTTTGGTGGCCGGCACGATATTATCGACCATCGGATCATCTGACATGAGGGAGAGAATGCCGAGCATACCCCGGTTGACGAGCAATTCGTTTACGGCTTGGTAGGAGGCCAGGAAAGTGTTGACAGGATACTTGAGGGCGACAAGCCGTGAAGTAGCGCCCCCAATCTTGTTAAGCGCGTAAGTTACGTCGTTTACAACGAACATCTCCTCTTTGGGGATCGTCAGGTTTATCCCGCCCCCAAGGTTTATGGTGTAATCACGGATATCGGAGTTGGGTGCAAACGAAGGTATGGAGGATGGTACCTCGTTTTCCGTAACCATGAGGTTAGGTATTACATACAATTCGAAATCACCCTTAATACCTACCAAAGGTACCTTCACAATATAAGCCTTGCCGAATATCTGAGAGAAGAACTCGATCATGCAAACGAATTCCGAAAGGGTTTGGTAGGGATTGGGGTGGTTAATCCGCTCGAACTCACGCGGCTTTTCAATATCTTCCCCTTTGTCGTCTTTCGCCCAATACCGGGCGTCCGATATGGCAGATACTTTCTTCGTGATGATAGAAGCTAAAATAGAGCATGACGCGAATGCGCGCGCCTGCCCGTCCGGTGTGGAGGTGTCGATAAACTCATCCTTCGTCCCGAGCAGATTTTGCCAGTCCCGCAGGTCTATGTATAGGCTTTGCTGTGGGTCTCCGGTCTTTTCGGAACATTTAGACATCTTTATTTCGTATCCAAGGAGTTTCATGCGGCAATATGATTGCGGAATGCAGTCATCACGACGTATCGGGCTGCATCCCAAAGGTGATTATTCTTGTCTACGGGTTTATTTATCGCCAGCCCGTTTATAGAATCCCACACATAGGTATTGGCTTCGTTTTTCATGTTCTTGGTCTTGACGCAGTGGATGCGGAAGTTTTTCATGTAGGATATACCGATGGTTATACTATCCTGGAATTTCTTGGCCTTGATTACATTCAACCCCCGAAGTTGAAGGGAACGCACCATGCCTTCCGGATTCTTGGCGTATTTATCCGCGCTATCTGCTATGGCATATCCGTGTTTACCGAGAATTGGGGCCACGATGTTATACAATACCTCGGGATCGTCTACGGGCGAATAAAAGCGTTCATGCAGATATAAGTCACGCCCTCGCACTCCGACATGAATAATAGCCGTCGGATCATTTGTGAAGCCGAAGTCGATGCCATAGGCTGTATATTCCAAATCGTCCGGGAAACTGTCGATCCAGTCTATATTGGGGAATATTAATCCTTCCTGCGCCGCGCGCTCCCCGAGACCGTATACCTTCCATCTGAATTCGTCGGCGGTTCCTGCTGCGATATTTTCCGGCGTGGGCTCGTAACTTTCGATAGTCCTGCGTACGCTGTCAGGGCAGAAAGGATTGTCCTTGTAGGTTGTTTTGGTGAATATGGTATCCGGCTGCCCTTCAAGCTCAAAAACCCAGTGTTCCGTATATTTGGGGTTCCAGTCGCCAATAATCATGGTTGTACAACGCATCGTGATATTATTGAACTGCGCCGGCGATATGTCGTCCAACATTTCGTTGAAGTATATGATGTCGCAGTCGTGCCCCTCCTTCACATCCATCTTATCAAGCCCACGGAACCGGATGATGCTGTCGCCTATGTGGTATTCGGGGAGTATCTTCTCGCTATACATGCTGTCGGGATCATATATCCCGCGGCATTGTAGTTTCTTCTTGAAGTCTCCCAATGCCTTTTCCTTGCAGTCTTGCAATGTGGAGCGGTAGACATAGATTTTATATGCACCATCACCCGCAGCACAGATGTCATACAGGAAGTCGAAGGTGTCGAAAGTCTTCCCCGAACGGGAACTCCCCTCGTTGAATATGCGTAGTACGACGCCTTTATTGCGGTACTTGCGGAAGAAGTACAGCATGATCTTGTAGACCTTGCCCCGATATGTGCGTGCATCAAGCTCCATTTTCATTCGTGCTTTGTTTGCCGATGGACTGGATGATAGATGCAGCTTCCGGATCAAGTATGACTTGTACCGTCTCCCGAGGCTTGTTGATGCTCTCGCCGTTGGTGGTTATATCCTGTTTGTCGGCGAGTTTGAGAACACGTGTAATGACGCCGGAATCGTATATGCCAGCTATTGCGCCCGACAATTGATCGGCTTCAATTTCTTCGCGCACGCGCGCAATGATGTGGAAAAACTCCTCCCTTTTGCCGTAATCAAAAAATGTGTCACGGAGTATTCCCGCATATACACAGAACCCAACAATAGTTTTAGGACGTTGGAGTTCGAGGTCTACAAGGCCATGTTTTGTGGGCACTTGTTTTATGATTGGATTGTTCTTTGTCCAATTGGCATATTCCTCAAACTTGACTTCGAGAGCTTCAGGTGTATATACGCAAGGACGGCCCACTTTGCGGGTGGGCTTGATGGTGTCGTTCGCCTTTGTGTCTTTTACACTCTTTGCCATAAATGAAGGTCTGCCGACGGATGCGCCAACAGACCTTCTGCTACGATAGCAATGTACTTTCGATGTTCGGCCGTTGCCTGCATCCTCACAGGCTTACAATGCAAAGATTTCGACGGATATTTAAATAACAATGGGAAATGATGAAATTTTTTGAAAAAAATATTATTGGGCGGATTGTTCTAAAGGTTTGTCTTTCCCCTATGATGAAACCTTATTTTGGCGGCCTTCATTGTCCTAAAGGTACAAAAAAGCCCCGGTCATACGGCCGGGGCTGATGTTGAACGAACTTCTCGCTATTTATTCATGTAGTCAATCAAAACCTGCGCAGGACATCCCATTGTCCGCAGATTGTTCTTGATAATTCCTATCGGGATGGGATTTATATGCGTCTGGAATATGACAGGACGAAGCATGCCCTTCTTGCACCATTTTTCATGGCCGCCTTTGATGCCGCCATATTCCCATCCCAAGTGCTTTAGGAACCGACGAAAATCCGCAATGTCAATATTCGATAAAGCACCCATTATGCACAAGGAAGCGTTATATTCTCCCGAATAGTCCTGTATGCTTTGTTATCGACAATATCTGCCAGCTCGCTGCTTCGGGTGATAAGATCGCTCGTCTTTGGAGGCTGTCGCTTTTTCCATCCATAAGATTCGAGCAGCGCACTAAGAGTTCCCTCAGATATAGCGTACTTTAAGATTTCTTCAAGCATGATTTCAAAAGACCGTCTTGCCTCCTCCTCGCTATTTCCGTATCCGAGAATATCAAGGGCAGCGCAATAGGCATAGTAAATCTTGTCCTCCTCATAGAGGATGACGGCCAAACTTACGCTTATGCCAGTACCTTCTTTCATTGGATAGCTTCCATTAAATTGCTGCGCTTTCATCGTTGGGATGGTAGTTGTTATGCAAATATAACATATTTCATGCTAAAAAACGCACAAAGGTAGTGAATAATTATATACTTTGAGTAAAAAAGCCCCGACTGTGTGGCCGGGGCTGAAAGGTAGGGGAGGGATTACCAGTCTTCTACATCTCCGCCTGTTATCCCATCTTTAATGGCTTTCTCTAATTGATTCTTCATTGCAATCATATACATACAACAAGCACAATACGCTTTTGCTCCAGCTTTCCGGGATAATCCAGCAGCGGCATCAACAAAGGGAAAAACCGCTTCCGGTTTGTAAATGCCCATTGTTGTCGAAACATTCCCTGACATTGCCCCCGCAACACCTCCTCTATTTACTGATTCATATTCTTGGATGGTTGTAATAAGTCGGGCTCGACCGTCTTTAATATCTATCCGAAAAAGAACATAGGCGCTGATTTCATAACTAATTGCAAATCCGACCTGTTCTGCAATGTTTTTCAAATAACCTTTCGCGAGTATAGTCCCCGCATCTTTTTCATTTAATTGAATTACTGATTTTCCTGAATTAAATGTGTGAACGAACCATGAGTTAGTTTGAATATATATCTGATCTTTAGATAACGATGGTGCTTGGATAATGTTAATCATTGATATGTTGCCGTTGTTGTCTATACCGGCAACTTGATCCCTAAAAAATAGTGCCGCGCTTAAATAATCAATATTCCCATCATGGTTACCATCTAAAATATCTAAAATGTCAGCATATTCGTTTTTACTATACGAAACGCTTTCATACGAATTAAGGTTCATCAGCTTATCAAAAGCATGTGATTGTATTTTCTCTCTTTCCGCTATAGACGCTGCTTTTGCCTCTTCATTTAACCTATTTGATTCCAAGTCGTTAATTTGCTGTACGGCCTGACGCCCATATTTTTCTATAAAATCCTTTTTCGGCACGTATGATTTCGTTTCTGGGTCAAAATAAAGTTGTTTCCCTTCATGGATAATAGCCAAACTTGCAACATTATGCGCGGCAATTATTTCTTGCGCCTTTTTAAGGTTATAAGGCTGCTTCGCATTGACATTATAGGTAATACCTAAAGTAATAATTATTAGTAAAAGTTTTTTCATGAGTTTATGAATTTACCCCTATCGAAATGAGTTGGTAAGAAAAGAGTAAAAAATATTTGTGCTATTGAAATAATCCGAAGTTTTTATGTTTTGGTCTGCGGGCGCCCCGGTCATTTTTAAAGGAGACCGTAATCTCCTTTAAATGTGTAGCTCGATTATATGGAGCTTATTTTGGGTGGTTCTATTTTATCATATTGCTTCCGCTCTAATGAAGATGGCATAAGGCTAATTAGAATACCGCTATGCCTCTTTTTTTTGGGCGACATCGCCCTTGCTTTTCGCTCTCTCTTCTCGGTACAGGTCAATTAAAGCCCCGTTTTGCCGAATCAACTCCTCGTTTTGCCGGAGTAGTGAATCTAAGAATCTCTCCATAGTTTTTGGGTTATTTAGTTCAGCTTTCGTTGGCGTGACGTCTTCGCCTCCTTGGCTGACAGGTTGGTCTTCTATGTTGGATATGCCAAAATATTGGAGTATATATCTGGCATTTGCTCTACTCGGCTTGCCTTCTCCTTTCTTCCATTTGCCGATAATTGTTTGTGACAATCCAGTCGCTTTGGCGATTTTATACGGAGTGTCTTGTGTGCTTCGTAGTAATTCTACGGCCTTATCTATCAGTTTATCAGCCATGAAGGGTTTGTGCTTATGATATTCTGTAAATATATAATATTATTTGATTGAAAAATACTCTATTATTTTAGTGAATACTCAAATGGTTTAGTATATTTGCAATGTGAAACCCACAAAGCTGATACAAATATACGATTTAAGATGAAAAACGCAAGCGTGGGGACTGAATATTTGACGATTGTACCTTTTTGAAGGTAATAAAAACGGACAACGCGATGAAAGCAACTTACGACAAATCGAAGATCATGAAGAACGCCTGGTACCTTAAAAAGGTACAGCCGGGCAAGAGTTTGGGGGATTGCCTGCGCAAGGCTTGGCGCAACGAGAAGTTGGCGATGCTGACCGCGAAGATCGAGAACCGCCCGACGGAGCAGCCGAAGGCCACGGAGTACCGCCCCGAACTGCTGAAAGTGCCGACAGGTTTCTATGGTGTCCGAGGAATGTACTATGGTGACTAAAGCACGATGCAATATGAACGAAGTAATTCAATCGACTGACCGCTTGACGGCACTACTCGAGGAGCAGGCCGCCTGCATTGAGCGGATCATGGCAATACTGGACAAATAATATGAATATGAATACTGCAAATCAGCGCGCTGTAAAGTTGCCGTTCCAAGAATATGTTTCTACACTTGGGAAGACTCGCAAAAGTAAGTTGTGGGCAGAAATTCGTCTTGTGACAGGAAAGGACAGGACAACAATATGGCGATGGGCGCACGGACACACCCGTCCTGACAAGTCAGACAGGGATAACATAGCATTCTGTGTATATAAATTCTCTGAAAATAGGTTCCCCGGCGACGCATTATTCCCAGAAGATTATCCATACAAAGGTACCCATGCAAAGGTTAAATAACGTAGAGTTTTTTAACTCACCCGAAGGAGAGGTGCAGATTCGCGACGAAAAGGGTGTCCGCACATATATGGAAGAAGAAAAGGAGCTCACCGACGCATTATTCTCGGTAATTGAGATTGACTACCCGCAGGCATTCAAGGCGCTGTCGGAGATTTACAATAAGAGCAAGGTGAATGCCCCCTATTTCAAATACAGGTGCGCACACCGGTTTATCCGCTGCAACTTCGGGATGTACGACAAAGTGCCCGATGTGGACGAATTAGGCCGGTTCAACTTCGAGAATGTTGCTTGTCCGCTGGTGGGGGAGTGCAAATACTATAAAGTAATCTGTAACCCAGAGTTTAATACTAACCTGACAATGCGGGAGAAAGAGATTGTCCGCCTATATAAAGAGGGATGTAAGACCGAACGGATTGCCGAAATACTGTCACTCTCCCAGTTGACGGTCGAAACACACAAACGAAACGCTATGCGTCGCACAGGGTCGACAACGCTTGCCGAACTCGTGATATGGGCTAACAACCACGGACTTTAAACACAAAATATAACCAACCATGAAAACAATTTATCTCTGGGTTTCAGGCAAAGGCTGGACACCCTTTCAGTACAATGAACTTTCTGAATTAGCCGCCGAATTTGAGGCGCGCAATATCAAACTGGGCTACGGGTGCGAACTGGGCGACGGGTGCAAACTGGGCGACGGGTGCGAACTGGGCCACGGGTGCGAACTGGGCGACGGGTGCGATGTTCCGAAATCGCTATTTATCAGCGCATCTCGTCATACAGTATCCTATTGGGGTGAGGATGTTATTCAAATAGGCTGCAAACGCTACACCATTTCCGAGTGGCAGAAGCATTTCCGAAAAATTGGCGAGGCCGAAGGCTATAGTCCCGAGCAGATGGAGGAATACAAAGGGTATATAGACCTGATCGCCACCATGCACAAGACGTGGAAGGTTGAGAAGGTAAAGGACAAATAACAGCACGAGGTGTGTAGCTCAAAGGTAGAGCGGTGCAGGGATGCGAAATAGAAGCACAGAGGTTGAAAGACCTTGCATTTCCGGGCGCAGGTTGCAGGTTCGAATCCTGCCGCACTTCCAAGATAGCCACCGCATAGGTGAGGGGTTTGATTGCTGGCACTAACCCCGCCGCAAGGCAAAAGCAATTTCTGTGTTCTTTGACACATTGATACACGAGAACCATCCGAGCGGATGTAAAACCCGGCGAGCGACTTGGCGCAGAAGGGCTGGCAACAGATAAATACCAATGAACGAGCGATGACCCGGAGTAATCCGGAGAGCCGTATTGATTATTACGCCTGGTGTGGCTTGACTGCCTATCCAGGCTCTATGGCAGACCTTGCGCACCGTTCTTTCAGCAGTGGGTTATTTCATTTTAGGCGTGAGGTCTGCATCTTGCCCGCGTGCGTTTTTCGGTGGCGCAGTTTTGAAATGGAGTTTAAAGTTACAGTGCGCGCGGGCTTATTTGCAACACCTTAAAACAATTATACTATGGAGAAGAACACTTTGAGGAAGAGGAGATTTCTATGCTTCGACCTGACGCCCAGGTGGAAAATGTGGAAACGGATCGAAGACCTGGAGGTGCGGCTTGCTACATGCCTTTGCGAGCGCAATGAAGCGGATGGACGCCTTATCGAGCGGGAACACGAGGTATTGGCGCTCACTCAAGCACGTGATACCCTGTACAAGCGCATCGACGAACTGGAAGGCAGGCTCAGGAAATTCGACCGTACCCGTGGGAAAAGCGGCAAATACATCAAAGGCCATGAAACACGATCCTCAAAATAAAATTCTGGCCTATCTCAAGGCCGGCGGCAGGCTGACTGTTCGCAAGGCTGAGAGGCTGTACCACACAACGGAGCTGCGCCGGATCATCAGTCGGCTCCGGAAAATGGGATATTCCATTTGCTCGAACAAACAGAGGGCCGTTACGGAAGACGGACGGCCGACACAGTTTAACGAGTACTATATGCCACAGGTAGCGGATTCCTGCCAATAATCCGCAAATCGCATTTTAAGTTTGGTATTTGCCATTGGCCTGCTGTGAAGCACGCGGATGGTGTGCCGTCGGCATTAAAGCCCTACGCGGTGGCGTGGGTGAGTGGAGATGTCGGCGGCATTTATTGAGCTATGGTGTAATGGTTAACACACCGCCCTTTGGAGGCGGTACTCCCGGTTCGAATCCGGGTAGCTCAACGGGGTTCTAGCCCTAATGTTGTGAGTTTGATCGGGCGCTTGGGCGTCTGTCACAACGGAAGCTGACAGAGGGTATATCCCTCGACAATCCGAGGCTGCGTGAAGGAAGTAGCAAGGCCGAGGCGGGCTAAGCCCACGAAACGGGAGATAAAGAACGCAAATCGGCGGCGCGAAGCACAGTAACGCCGCCACCGCGGGGGCAGTAAGAAGCCCCCGCTTCTTTTGGATACAATCAAACGACCATGAATAAATATCTTCAAGAGCTCAAAGACAAAGGACTGGTGCCTTTACGGCTCGACAACAACACGGTGCTTTGGGTTACACCCGACAAGGCCAATGAGAAGTACAAAACACGCTACCTCAAGAATGCCGAGAGGTCGCGGAGGATGGCATTGAATTTGGGGTGAACCCTAAAAAAAGTGGAGTGTCCTACCACTCCACGGGCGGCATCTGTTTACGCTGCGCTATCAACAGGCACCCATATACAAAAGGCCTTGGCCTTTTTGGGATATATTACCTTCCCATTTTTACGGATGTACTTGCAAAATACGAGTTTATACAGCTTACCGCCTTTGGACTTAAGAGATTCCATGAAAACACCTCCTTTCTTTGCGGCCTTGCGGCCAATTAACGTCTTGCATCCTACTGCAAGACAAAACCCGGTAGTAGGATACCGGGTCTTTTAGAACTTGTCTTTGGAATAATTTGAAAAGCCGATGTTATTCCTTCATCTCTTAAGTCCGCTACAAATATAAGTGCATTGAACTACACATGCAAGATGTATAAGAATTATCACCGTTTGATATATGGCGATATAGGTAAAATTTATTTTGCAGATTCGAAATGACAACCAAACAAATAAAGTCGGTAATAAAGAAATTTCCGCATAGTGAAGTCCGAGTGCCTTTCACTTACCATCATGACTATTTGCGTGGGAACTGCCCAGCTCTCGCCGGATGGTCGAGGGCAGATATAGCAAACTCTACCGTTAAATTCGACAATAAAGAACTTTATGCGCTTGCTCTTCTTCAGATAATAGATGAAACATATCCATGTGATATTGTCATCACTGCATTTACTGACGAAGATAGGGCTATTATCCGAGAATGTACAACGCTGGCAAAAGAAAGAGTGGCTTTTTATAATAGGAAGTTTGCAAATGTCAAATAATATTTTGCAGATTCGGAATGAATTCGTATATTTGCCTTTGCCAAAGACTCGCGGTAACGCGATTACAAGTACATACGAACGTTTTCTGAGACGTGTCCCTGTTGCACTTCTACTTCGCGTAGTCGTGGGTCTTTGGCGAGATTAGGGGGCGCGTCTCTCTTTTTATCATAGTGTATAACAAACTTGTGTTCAACATGCCAAAGACCAACACGAGTTGCAAAACGGGGAATAAAAGTACCCGTGCAACGCATCGCACCTGCTTTTACAGGTGTCATCTGAAAGCCAATCGTCCGATGTTCTCTTCGGACAAAGTCGATTACACCAACGTTATCCGCGCCACGTGCGAGGAGCATGCTTTAGGCTGTTTCCTTGCTCAGTTCCGCGTGCTCTATCCCGCGTATGCTGTCGTTGTCGGCACCATACTCGTAAGCCGGGTATTCCCCTCCAAGTCCAACCGTTAAAACAGGCCGCTATGGCACATCTTATCACCTTGTTGGCGTTCATCGCGCCGATTGCCGTGGTATTCGGCTGGGTGCTATCCAATCAGCACCGCGCAAAGGAGATTGGAAAATTGCTAACCTCAATATTCGAAAGCCATGAATGAGTTTACGGAAATCACGGTTAAATGCGTGTGGACGACGATAAAGGGGCGCATTTGGCGAGCCCAATACCGCCTGCGGTCAAAGGCTGTCCGGATACAATCCAAGGCCATCTACCGAGCATTGAAGAACGAGAACAAGCCCCGTATTTACCGGGTTGAAATACGATAGCTCATGGACACGCAATATTACACGACTACCACGTCCCCGGTGCTGACGTTCGAAGAGTATTATGATATTCCGAGCGAACATATAACGGGTCAGCGGACGCCATTCTCCCAGAGGGCCAGAACGCTGATGGAGGTAGACCTAAAGTTGATTTATCGGGCTATCCGCGAAGCCATTCAGAAGGATATGCGCGGTGACGAAGACAAGCGGGTCTATACGGTGGCCTACAAAATATACGACATCAAAGCGATCCATCACTACGAAGTCCACGAAGAACAAGGTGGTGACAGCTATATGGATATTTGCGAGACCTATTTCAAAGTAGACCGCGATACCATCGAAATCATCGAGGTCAAGGATATCGACGGTGGCATGCACGCCGGGCAGTTGCACTGGCTAAAAGAATACGGAGAACAAAACAACTTATAACCATGGGAATCTATAGCAAACTGCTGGAAATCCAGAGGAGCGTCAGGGCGTTGCTTCCGAATGCTGATGGAAATAATTACAAGTACATCAGCGGTTCGAAAGTACTTGGCATCGTCCGTCCCAAGATGGACGAACTCGGTGTGATCCTCAAAACGGAGGTTCTCGACATCACAAATATCCGTCAGGATTATACCGTAGGCCGGGATCAGCGACCTAAATCCGAAATCCTATCGAGTGTAAAGATGCGTTTCACTTGGATTGACGTGGAATCCGGAGAGAAGGATGTATGCGAATGGAGCGCCAACGGGCAGAATGATTGGGACAAAGGTGTAGGCTCGGCAATGACCTACGGGGAGCGTTATTTCATTCTCAAATACTTTCATATAGCCACTGATGAAGATGACGTAGACCGGCTGCCTCGGCATGAGGATGTCGGCCCGGCTTCCAAGCCTACGCTTACTGACGAATTGCTGACTTTGGACTTGTTCGAAGAGATAATCAAGGCTAAGGAAAACGCCAAAGGAGCCAATAAGCGATTCTCATTAGTCGGATTCTTGGAGTCCAAGTATATCGTCGATCAAGAAATGCTTCCGAAAGTCAATGTCAAAGTTACCGAATATTACAATTTAACGAGGGAAAATAAAGCATGAATCAGCAGATAACACTATTCGGAGATACGGCATCCATTGCCGATCTCGCGGGCAGGGCCATCAGCGCCGTCGTAAATGGCGACATCAGCCCTATCGAGGCGCATATCCAGATCAGCCGCATGGAGAATGCGATCAAGCAATTCAAGGACGATACGCAGGTGCGTGATATCACACTCCGCGAACTGTCTAAATATGGCAAATCGCACCAGTTCGGGGACTGCCGGCTGGAGGAGGCCGAATCGGGCGTAAAATACGACTATTCTATGTGCGGCGACAGCAAACTGCGAGATATGTATGAAACGCTTGAAGCTTTAAAAGTGGACATCAAAGAGCGGGAGATGATGCTGCGCAGTATGCCTGCATCGGGCTTGGCGGATCCGGAGACGGGGGAAGTGTTGTTCCCGCCCGCCAGGTCGAGCAAGACTATTATCAAGACTACTTTTAAAAAACCACTGCAATGAATGTATCCAATTCCGATATGCGCAGGGTGATTCGGGCGATTGATATGCTTCGTCCGCTCCCTGAACAATCCACGCGCGAGTGGGATGCCATCCGCAGGTTAAAAATATTCGCCAAAAAACAACAACGAAAATATGGTAAACAAGGTCATCATCATCGGGAATGTAGGTTCTGATCCCGAAGTTCGTGTATTGGACGGGGGCGCCAAGGTTGCCAGCCTGAGTGTGGCGACGACCGACCGTTACACCGACAGGCAAACAAAAACCGTAAAGGAGATAACGGAGTGGCATCATGTGGTGGCGTGGCGCAATACCGCGGATATCGTGGATAAATACGTGAAGAAGGGGGCGCAGATTTACGTCGAAGGTCGGTTGCGAACCCGCGACTATACCGACCGAGATAGCATCAAACGATACATCACGGAGATCATGGCCGATACGGTCAGGATTTTGGGGCGCAGGGAATCCCAGGCTTCATGCACCTCTACTACCTCCCAAATGCAATCTGACCCCGACGATCTTCCCTTCTAAGCCATGGATACATCTGAACTTAAAGAGATCGAGGAAATGCAGCTCTTCATTGAAGCAGAACCGCCTACTGAGCCGCAGGCAATTTCACAGCGCATGTCAGAACTGAGTGTGCGTATGGCGCGTAGCGGCTATCTCCTGTCGAAGGCGAAATACGAACAGGAGTTGGCGATGCTGAAAGCCTCCCGGCTGAAAGACCTGATACCTCTGGCGCCGAGTATCCAAAAAGAAATACTTCGGGCGTCCTGTGCCGAGGAGAACAAGGTCGTTAACATGCTCGACAGGATCAACCGCACGTGTGTCCATCAAGTAGACATACTACGTACGCAACTGAGTTTCGAGAAGGAGCAGATGCGCCAAATAGGCTATAACGCATGACAGATTTAGAACGGGAATACGACCGTGTTTTCAGCCTTTTTATACGTCATCGAGACTGTCCGGGTGGGCGAGGTTTCTGCATCACCTGCGGGGCGCCCATAGCGCCTGAAACATGCGATTGCGGGCACTATATAGACCGAGCTCACAGGTCTACGAGATGGGACGAAAGGAATTGTCACGCCCAATGCAGGGTTTGCAACAGGCATTCTGCTGGTCGCATTGGAGTTTACCGCCAAGTACTGATCCGAAAATACGGACTTGCAGTCGTTGAAGAACTTGAACGCAGTAAGCACAGCGTATTCAAAATGTCGAGGTCGGAGATGTCCGATAAGATCAATTATTACAAACGATTAATTCGCAATGTGTAACACTTCAAATAACAGTTGGATTAAGATGTACCGCAGCTTCCTCGATTGGGAGTGGTATCCGGATACGAACTGCGTACGGCTGGCATTGCATTTCATTTTGAAGGCAAATTACCGGGCCAAGAAGTGGAAGGGTTTAATCATTGACCGCGGACAATTGGTAACCAGCAGAGGACAGCTGTCCGAAGAGACAGGACTTTCGGAGATGCAAATACGCACCGCAATAGACAAGCTGGATAATTGCGGGTTTATAACCAAGTCGGGAACACGCAAATATACTATCATAACTGTCTGTAATTATGACTTATACCAACAAGCACAGGATGGTTTTGATAATGGTTGTCAACCAACAGATAACCAACAAACAACCAGCAAACAACCAACAGATAACCAACAAATAACCACAACTAAAGAATATAAGAAAGAAAGAATAGAAGAATATACACACACACTGGTAGATACTAAAAAGGGGGTTGTAGGGGGAAAAGAGACGGAGGCCGTGGAACTCATAGAATGGATCGCCACGAACGCGCCATGTATTGCTTCGATGCCCGAGCCCATAACTGCAGCACAGGCCGTGTGGCTGTTGCAGGACTACAACGTGAAAGATATTCGCCGATTGATAGCTACCATGCAAAGCAAGCAGGCATACCTCAAACACACGAATGCCTATACGGCTTTTGTCAGTTACGCAAAACTCGACAAGGCGCTTAAGGATGGCGGGCCGCCAAGTGTGCAATCCGGGGAAAAGTATTACACACGGGATGAAGCAATGGCCTACATTCGATTCCGTCGTTTGGGCGGCTCTCTTAAAGATAATTTCACTCTTGAGCGTGTGAATGGGGTGTATTTGTGGCGCTTGAAAGCCCCAGTCCCCTCAGTTAACCTTTAACGAATAAAAGATGGATAACAATCAAATAATGAGTTGTCAAGAAGAGTATATTTCTCGGATAAAACATGAGCTTTTGGGATTTTTTACCACGGATCAAGTATGCCGTATTGTTGAATCCCTCTTACTTGTTTGCTCAGATTATCGTATTGAAAAACATTCAACCTCTATAGTTTCGTATCAACCGGAATGTATTTCCGAAGCACAATTTGTCGTTCAGAATTTTTTAGTTGCCAAGTCGGTCGAAGGATTCAGTCCTCGTTCAATAGCGTATTACCATCAAATTTTAAAGCAGTTTTTCGCCTCGACGACCACCCAGTTTCCGAATCAATCACTTAAATGCATCAGTTCGGATGTTGTGCGGTGGTATTTGGCCATGCGTAGTGTTTTGGGCAAAGTCAGTAAAGTGACACTGAATAATGAACGACGTGTATTATCGTCTTTTTTTTCATGGGCATCATCAGAGGGATATGTTCAGGTCAATCCGATGCTTAAAATAAAATCTATTCGAGTTGATAAACGAGTAAAGGAACCCTTTACGGATGACGATATGGAAGCTATCCGGGGTTCTGTCAGAAATAATTTTGAACATGCTCTGGTAGAACTTCTTTATTCAACAGGGATTCGCTGTTCGGAGTTGGTTCAAATACGCATTAGGGATATAGATTTTCAGAATATGCAAATGAAGGTTTTGGGGAAGGGCGGTAAAGAACGCTATGTGTATTTAAATGCCAAAGCGAAACGGGCCGTTCTGGCACATATGTCACATGGTCACGTAGATTGTTACCTTTTTCCTGCATCTCGGTCATCGAATCATATATCCACATCTTATGTTCGGCAGGTTCTGCATGATATAGGGAAGCGGGCCGGTGTCTCAGACGTACATCCGCATCGTTTCAGGCGGACTACCGCATCCATGGCTTTGAGTCGCGGAATGCCGATAGATCAAGTACAAAAATTATTAGGTCATTCGAACATTGAAACAACGACGTTGTATGCTATTACGGATGTTGAAAATGTGAAATCAAGCCATAAAAAGTATTTGAATTGATGAAACAGCTATGTGACATATTGGGAGCCGAAACCGTAGATTCTATTCCATATCGCCTAAATGAAGTTCTTTTTTACGGCGATTCCGACCGGGATCCTATTTACCGGGCTATATGTGATATGTATGCGAATGATTTAAGCTATGATTGGTTTTATGATTTTTATCAGAGCTTGTACGCACAACGCAAGGATTTGAAACAGGACTTTACGCCAAAATCTATTTCGGATGTCCTGTTGCGTATATCTTCGTCAGATTCAGCCAAAATCACCTATGAGCCCTCTGCCGGCACCGGGTCTCTGTTGATACGTCATTGGTGGAGATCGCGTAACAATTATTCGCTATTTAATTACAGTCCTATTGATCACATTTACATTTGTTCTGAAAAATCAAGTCGCAGCATTCCTTTTTTATTATTCAATCTCAGCGTTCGTGGTATTCAAGGTGTTGTATTTCATGAAGATACTTTAACAGAAGAGTGCTCGTCCATATACTTAGTAGCAAACATATTAAATAATCCCCTTTGTTTTTCACAAATAATTCGATTGAAAGATGAAAAAAACGAATATAAAATACTCTCCACAAGAGGAGGCGATGCTCAAGGAACTTTATTCTGACATGCAGAATTCCAATATATCTATTCTGCTCGGTCGTTCTGTGAATTCCATTGCTAACAAAGCATCTCGTTTGGGATTGAACAAGTCTAAATTGCATCTTCATAAAATAGCTGCTATGCCCAATAAAGGTAAATATAAATCAGGTCATGTGCCTCATAATAAAGGACGTCGCCAGCGGGACTGGATGAGCATGGCGGCTTTGTCTAAATGCACAGCAGCGCGTGTGCATCGACGTAAAAATACCCAAGGATATTTGGCTAAAGGTGTTCTGATTAAAAGAATAGACGGAAAGCTACGTAATGTGGCTCGCCATATCTGGGAGATTACTTTCGGGGCAATACCCGATGGTTATGTTGTGCATCATCTCGACGGCAATCTGCGAAATGTGAGCATAGAAAATTTAGAGTTACGTCGTAGGGGATGGAACTTAGGATACGACAGCGTAGCCGTAAAACAAAGTATTGCTTCTCGTCGTGCAAAGGCTCAACGCTGTAACTACCAAGGTAAATCAATAACAGAATGCCGATCTTATGATACAGATTGCATGCCTAATCCCATGGAGTTTATTATAAAACAGCAAAAATTATGACAGACCAAGTAACGAGCATCGAGCAGTCGAAGCGGCTGATCGAGTTGGGAGTGCCCGCAGATAAGGCGAGCATGGTATGGGAATGGGGATGGGTTTGTGGTACAGTGGACGAAGAAAACTATGAGCTCAAAATTTGGCAGGAGTGTAAGCTGGATAAGATTCTGGCCTATCAAGAATTTCCCGAATCTTTTATCCCCGCCTTTACTGTCGCCGACCTGCTGGCGGTGTTGCCGAAAGTCATGGAGGATGATGAGGGTGTTCCGTTCTACCTTAACATCCAATACAACCGCAAAGAATATTCAGAGATCAAATATAAGGGCGTATATGGCATCCTATGGAGTTGCTTCGGGGCGTCGCTCTTGAATAATCTTGTCGAAGCAGTTGATGGAGTGGTAACTAACGGATATGAATTAACCCTATGAAACTGCCTATCGAGGTTCACAACAAATTGATCCCGTTCAAGGGATTCAGTTGGGTAACATGGCTTGCATTCGCATTCACCCGCAAGCCGAAAGACCGACATTTGGACGAGACTACGCGCCGCCATGAAGGAATCCACTGCGCCCAGCAGATCGAACTGGCCGTGCTGTTCGCTGCAATCCTCCTGCCACTCGCCATAAGCTGCTCTTTCGCTTGGTGGGGCTGGGCGCTTACGGTGGTCGGCATTCTCTTCGCCGGATGGATTTGCTACGGCATTTCGTGGCTGATCGAAGTGATTATCCCGCCTTATCCGGGCGCGTACTACTACACCTGCTTCGAGACAGAGGCATACAACCACGAGGATGATCCGAACTACTTGAAACGGCGCATACCGTTCTGGGGCTGGATCTCCTGTATACCTAATCGGAAAGTTAAACACAAAAAAACTAATTTATGAATACAGAAACGATGTTTTCATCTAAGACCGATTTATGGGCTACACCACAGGATTTCTATGATAAACTCAATAGTGAATTTAATTTTACACTTGATCCTTGCGCCACCCCGCATAATGCTAAGTGTGTTAAATTCTACACCAAAGAGCAGGACGGGCTCCGACAAGATTGGGGCGGGAATACTGTTTTTTGCAATCCGCCATACGGTCGGGATATATACGCATGGGTTCGTAAATGCTGCATGGAGGCACAAAAAATTAACACAATAGTTGTAATGTTGATTCCGGCGCGTACAGATACTCGATATTTTCACGAATTTATTTACCACAAAGCACGGGAAATTAGATTTATAAAGGGGAGGCTAAAATTCGGGGGCCAAAAAAATAGTGCTCCGTTCCCGTCAATGGTGGTTGTATTTTAATCCATAAACTGTTTTAAAATTTAAGCACAAAGATAACCAACCATGAAAACAATTTATCTCTGGGTTTCAGGCAAAGGCTGGACACCCTTTCAGTACAATGAACTTTCTGAATTAGCCGCCGAATTTGAGGCGCGCAATATCAAACTGGGCTACGGGTGCGAACTGGGCGACGGGTGCAAACTGGGCGACGGGTGCGAACTGGGCCACGGGTGCGAACTGGGCGACGGGTGCGATGTTCCGAAATCGCTATTTATCAGCGCATCTCGTCATACAGTATCCTATTGGGGTGAGGATGTTATTCAAATAGGCTGCAAACGCTACACCATTTCCGAGTGGCAGAAGCATTTCCGAAAAATTGGCGAGGCCGAAGGCTATAGTCCCGAGCAGATGGAGGAATACAAAGGGTATATAGACCTGATCGCTGCAATGCACAAGACGTGGGCGTTACACTAAAACATCCTAACCATGAAAAGCGAAAAAGCAAGGGAATTTATCGACGGGTGCATAAACAACCTTACAGTTGATATGCCTGACCACGTTGAAAGGCGGTTGAGATTGGCAATGACCCACACAGCCGAGCTTGCCGAGCAGGAAGCCGAGGAGCGGATGCGACGGAAAGCAGTGGAGGCATTTGATGACATGTGGATCAACGGCGGCGGACGCCGGGCTGGCCGTAAGCGTTCACGATTTACCCACAAACCCGTATGAGTGATGAAAACCAACAGACCGATAAACGACTGTTATTGCTATAACTGCCGGAAATACGAGCAGTGCCGGGACGAAGGAATGTTTGACGAGGGACGGGACATCATTGACTTCTGCGTGGACTATGAGGATGTGAGCTATCCCGATGACGATAACGACGAAAATGATTAAGTCATTAAAACCAAACTACTGTGGAAGAGAAGATGAACCACACAAAACCTAAAGGCGGCTATGTGTTTATGACGTATGACGAATTTCAAGCCCTTGCCGAGGTAATTGCAATGGCAGAGGGAGGGGTTGAATCGGCAGACGAAGATTTCGCTAAATACATGCGCAAGCATGTGCGAAACGCGAACAAATTGATGGTAAAATTCAACACGAGAAAGAAAAAATGAAAACAGGAATTGAGATGATCGCAGAAAGGGAAAGCAAGATATTCACGGCAAATGGAATGTCACGCGAGGAACTGAGACTGAATTACAATGCGGCCTGCAACGCCTATGTGGCCGCTTTCTGCGAAAAGCACGGCTACGATTATGAGCCGGATGCGTGGGTAGGCGACGACCCCGGAGGAATTGCAGAGGTCGGCGATCTATTCGTGAGCATGGCCGATATGCTGACGGACATCGACCGAGACGCTCCGAAGGAGGAATACATCAAGTACTACGACTACTGTATGCGTGTCGGAGGGATTTGTGACGGCAAACTGAACACCCCGAATTACGACAGCTGGCTGCGGGGATGCCCGCGGATGGACGAGGAGCAAATAGCTCGACTGGAGGAATTGCAACGGGATGTGCGTAGTGCAGAGATGAATTTGAAAGTCGAGATCGACAGAATTAACAACCTCAAACAAGAATAGTTATGCGAGATGGTAAATTCAGAGGCAAGCGCCTCGACAATAGGAAGTGGGAGTATGGAGATTTGATTGAAAATCAAGGGAGGTTCTTCATTTACCACGCAACGAGTGAGACCACGATTGAAGATAACGATGACGGCCGTATCGTCGTCGCTGCGGTAGAAGTAGATCCTAACACCGTCGGCCAGTACACGGGGCTGCAAGACATGAACGGCAAGGATATTTGGAAGGACGACATAATGTGTATTCCCGAAACCGACTTCAATGCAGAGATAGTTGGTAGGGTTCTTTATGAAGATGGTTCGTATTATATCATACCCTTTAACGGGGGCCGTCTTTGGGGGTTGCACTGGTCACTTCGGAAGCATGATGCAAAGCTCATCGGCAATATTCACGACAATCCGGAATTACTTAAAACTGAATAACCATGCAGAAGATAATGTTTAACGACCGCTACGGACTGACGAATGCGGTCATCGAGGGGCGAAAGACCATGACGCGACGGTTGATTCCTGATGAGTTCTTCGGACTTACGTGGGACACGAGAGGCAACACCTTGGTTTATGAAAACGAATACGGGGATTTTATTGATGTCAGGCACTCGAAGTATACCCGCTATAAGCTCGGCGAAGTCGTGGCCGTGTCGCAATGCTACAACGATATGGTGCAGGAATTTACGGATTTGGCGTTTGTGCCCGGAAGTACTAACAAAATGTTCGTCCGTGCTGACCTGATGCCTCACCAAATCCGCATCACGGGAATCCGTTGCGAGCGGTTGCAGGATATTTCGGACGAGGATTGCGTAAAGGAAGGAGTGCGTGTAGGTTCGCAAGCATTAGAATACCCATACTATTTTAAAGACACAAAACAATTTTTGATCTGTGATTATAAATCACCCAGGCGAGCCTTCGCCGCACTAATCGACAAGGTGTCCGGCCGTGGAACGTGGGATCGGAACCCGTGGGTGGTGGTTTACGAATTTGAATTGGTGAAATAGTATGAAATTTACAACCCCATGCTTTGTCCGTGTCGAGGATGCGGAAAAGCGAAAGGAGCTGACCGAATGGCTGAAGGGAATCGGGTATTACGTATGCTCCTGCTGCCTATTTGACGGCTGTAACACCCTGCATTGCAGAGGGATTGATCGGCTTAAAATCGCTTACGAGGTGCACGGGATCTGCGACTACGACGAGGAAACCCGATATTCCATCGACCAGTTCAAGGCTGAAAATGTTGCCAAAGGATACCCTGCCATAGACTGCGGCGAGAATATCGAGCTGTTTAAGGCACTGGCGGCGATGAACGACGAGAACGACCGCGAGCAGTGGTTTATCGCGGAGGAAGCGAAGGCATGGGTAAACCAAGGGCTGTATGCACCCATTGGGAGCTTCGAAAAATGCTTGCTGGAGCATCGGGTCGGTATCCCCGCCCGTAAGGCCACGGTTGAGGAGATTATCGAACATTTCAAAAAGAGGGAGAAATGATACGAGCAAGATTCTATATCAAATTCAAAGATTGCGGTAACGATTATCGGCCAGTTAAATGGCCGATCAAGTATCCGTATTGGTGTACGGGCGAAAGCGTCGACGCTTTCGTTATTGTCGCCTATGCCGAAAATGTCGAGCAAATAAAGGGGCTATGGCCGGAGGCTTATATGATCGAATGCGAGGAAGTGAATGAAATAACCTTCACTACAAGATTCCCAAAACCGAAGTGGTACAATTCGAGTTCGAATTGTTGAAATAGCGAGATTCTCGCAAAATCAAGATAAAATGCAGAAAAATGAGAACCTTACAGTATTCGAAGCCGTAGCAGCCGATGCCGTATCATACGCTGATGCCGTCCTTGAAGAGCTGGAGAAAACAGAGAAGAAATTATGAAAAAGCAATATAATGAAAGGCCTACAACCATAATAGTTTGGCTGGTCGTAATACTGGCAATAATAGTTATGATCGCCTTTACCGGAATCAAGCCGGCAATGTAAAGGGCTCCCTGATCCGGAGCCCTTTGCGTTTGTGGCGCTCTCAAGCCCCACCTTTGACACATCACTCCAAAGGTAGCAACTTATTTCGATTAAAGCAAATGGGGAGAAGGGCGGAAGGGCGGCCAACTATCGCCGACTATACGGTATGGACAAATGAACTGAGCCGGGAAGAACTGATGATAATTATACATGGCATATGCAATCATCGGATCAACCAAGCGAAGAGGAAGCTCCAGTTTTTGCGGGCGCAGCGCGACAGGCGCCGAGCCACGCGGGGTAAATACAGGGAACCGAATCCGCCTATTTCGTGGCGGAGGTTTAAAACAAAGGAAAGAGATCATATTGACGGACGGCAACAGGAGTTGCCATTTTAAATAATTAGGTGGATATGGAACAAGATATTTATGAAGAATTAAAGAGTATAAAGCAGTATCTATTGTTGGGAGCTAAAAGCGCCTTAAATATGGATGATGCAGCTTTACTTACCGGGTTGTCAAAATCTCGCTTATATTGTCTCGTCAGTAAAAAACAAGTTCCTCATTATAAAAAAGGCAAATCAACCTACTTTAACAAAAAAGAATTAGAAAACTGGATGCTTCAAATTAGAGTGTCTACGGATGAGGAGGTAGAGCAACAAGCTGCACAATATGTATATAATAAAAATTGAGTATATTTGTTGTGCGAGATTTGTGTAGCAAAGGGGCTGTTTTATGCTTTTTGTTACTCGTTTGTTACCTGATTTCCCAAGATATAACCTAAGTGTTTGATTTACATTGTATATAATATATTATCTACGACAACTTCGGCTCGTAAATCAATGCAGCAAACTCACGACAAATACTAAT